TATAAAGGTAAAAAAGAAGAAGAGGAAAAGAAAAAGCCTCGGACAGCTGCTGCTCAAAGAAAATCAAATCGTAAGTCAGCTACTGAAAAACGTAAGACTGAAAGAGGTAAAAAGATAGCTGCTAAGTCTTGGAAAAATACTGTAGATGAATTCGTTACTACAACTAATAGAAGAGGCCGAAAAGTTAAAGTAAGGAATCCAAATTATAAGAAACCTGAAACATCTAATCCTAATTATGGAAAAGATGGAAAGCATGAGAAATGGAATAAAAAAGAGGCAGAAGCTGCTAAGAAACGTCCAGGTCCAATGACTAAAAATCCTGATAAAGCATTTTTTAGTCCATCTTTAAGCCGTAATGTTACTGCAAGTCAAATCAGAGCACTAGCTGCAGAAGACCGCAAAAAGATGCTTGCTAATCAGGCTAAAGAGAAGAAGCATAAAGAATTAGAAAAAGGTCTACAAAAAGATACACCAGATACATCTAAGGGTAAGAAAGAACCTACATGGGAAGGTAAAGACTCAGGAAGACCTAAGCCAGGTTCTGCAGGTGCTCGTATCCAAGAGAAATTAAAGAAAGGTGGTTGGACTCAGGCAGAACTCGATGCTAAGACTAGACGTTCTAAAGAACTGAGAGAAGCTAAGAAGAATAAGTCTAAAGGAAAAATCTCAAAACTGATACCTGTTAATAAGAGAAAAGGTAATAGAAAACCTGATGATGATTGAGGTGATGTAAATGCCATTAACAGCAGATGATGTAAAAATCAAACGAACATATTGGGGTACTGGCATTGCTGATGATATCGAGCAAGGCGCACAGAACCTCATGATCGGTGCTGCTACTAAAGTCCAAGAGATGGCTCAAGACCAAGAGGGTATCGTTGATGATGCCCTTCGCTTGGTTGGTGGCGGTATTAAGAATGTGCAAGCTGCAGCTGCAGATCAGGAAGGTTGGGGTGATGATGCCTTACGACTTATGGGAGGCGGTGTTAGTAATACTTTAAAAGTACTTGGTATAGCTGGAGAAGCAGGTGGTTGGCTTGGTGGTAAGGCAGCCGGTGCATTAGGTATTGATCCACGTATAGGTGGTGCAATTGGTAATGTAGTAGGTGACTTAGTGCCACTTGGCGGTGCTGTCAGAGCATTGAAAATAGGTAAGACTGCACAACGTATGAGCCGTTTAACTAAACAGGGTCATGGTTTACAATTAGATCATATTTTAAAAGCAGGTAAAGGACAACCATATGGTTTTGCTTATGGTGATGCAGGAAAACTTGCTATACAAAAACCTGGCTTAATCGATGCAGCTACTGCAAGCGGTAAGACTAGAGGAAAGATTAAAAACCTAGCAATGCAAGCTGACGATGCAGTTAGAGCGGCTACACCTTCAGTTTCTCCTGACTTAGTTGCAATACCAAAAGGTATGGATATACGAGAACAGGTTGAGAATGCTACGAAATTTAGGCAACAAGCTATTAAATTAAAAACTAAAGAGACTAAACTAAGCAGAGGAGCTACTATTGGTCCTATTGATAGTAATGATGTAAAAATATGGGATCTTGGCGCTAAAGATAAAGCAATGAAAGTACCAAGAGAAGTAGGTAATACTATTTTTAAAGATAAGAACTGGCAAGCTTCTATAAAAGGTATGTCATATCAAGAGCTGCATCATGAAGTAACAAAAGCTGTTACTGATAATTATGTTCAACAAGCTTGGGCTTTAGTTGATGCAGGTAAAGCGACACCTGCTGATATAATTAATTTAAACCATATAGCAAGGAAATATGACTTTGGTTTAGGTGATTATGGTGTACAACCTTTAAATAAATTAGCTCATCAAATGGGTCATAATGTATCAAGAGTAACTGGTATCGAACCTTCTGCTGCAGAGATTGCAAAGATGACCAAGTTTAAAAACATTAATGAGCTTACTAAAGATTTTACTAGATCTTTAGATGAAATGGCAGTACCTATGCGAAGACAGATGGATTTACATCAGAGAGCTTACAATGCTTTAAAACCTGGAGATAGAGTAAAATTTATTGATCTAGGTAATAAAAAAGATGTAATGAAAAAACAGTTAAAAGAAAGCTTCCAACGTTTAGTAGGAAAAGATATGCCTGACATCCCCACTGCCGTTAAAGATAAATATCAAGTAGAAAAATGGGTTAGCAAACGAACTGATAATCCAGAAGTTATAAAAGCTGCTCGAAAAGTTGATGCAATAAGAAAGAAGCAAGATGACTTTGCTGAAATTTTGAAAGGTCGAGTATCTGGGCAAGTAAAGAAAGACATTGAATGGGATGTAGAATTAATGGATAAAATAATAGATAACCTACACTCAGCAGGTGAAGGTATTAAAATAGGATCCCCATTATCTAGAAATAAACGTTTAATGATTCAATCGTCAGAAGAAGCGGCTAGTAAAACTTGGTATGGAGCAGGTAAAGATACATATGACTTCTAATTTAAAATTATGAAAAAACACAATATGAGGTCTAGCTATGCATAGTGGACTATTTCAGGGCCTAATAGGTAATAAATATGCTGATGATTATAGAAAGCAATTCGCTTGGACCAAGAAAACTGGTGCTGAGTTAAATACAGCTGCTTTTGATTGGCATAAAAAAGGTAGAGCTACTGACTATGAAACTAAACCAGAAGGTTGGCTATCTAGAGATGAAATGACATCTCAAATAGCTGATCTTAATAAAAGGTATGATTCTTTGAAAATAGATTACGATAAAATGCTTTCTCAAAGAGCTCCTACTGTACAACAAAGTAATGTAAATTGGAGAGATCAACATGGTGGATATGGGTCTCAAACCACCAACGTTGATAATGTGAAAATAAGTCAAGCTGCAGCTGCTTCTAAGAAGAAAGTCTCATCAGCACCTAAACAAGCTCAAACATATACTGGCTCTGCTAGCTTATGAATAATATTGTAACCGCCCTACAAGAAGATTTTAAACTGTTCTTACAAGCTTTGTGGGAACAGCTTGACCTCCCTTCTCCTACTAGGGCTCAATATGCTATTGCAGATTACTTGCAAAATGGTCCCAAACGGCTTCAGATCCAAGCCTTCCGAGGTGTTGGTAAGTCTTGGATTACTGGTGCTTTCGTTTTATGGACTCTATTTAAAGATCCGGAAAAGAAAATAATGATCATATCCGCATCTAAAGAGCGTGCGGATAACATGTCTATCTTCCTACAAAAACTAATCATTGAAACCCCATGGCTAAAACATCTGCAACCGAAAGCCGACGATTCACGCTGGAGTCGCATCAGCTTCGACGTAAACTGTTCACCACACCAAGCCCCAAGCGTAAAATCGGTGGGCATAACTGGACAGCTAACCGGAAGTCGC